GTCTGTACCACATCACGGTCCAGAACCACGTGCTGTTATTGCTTGGAATGCTCTACCTGATGGTGGTATTAACTTTGGTCCTTATGGACAGAATATGGTAAACCTAAAAGTAAACTAATGATCTTAACTCCTTTCGGTCCTAAAATTTATCACGGTAAAATAGATGAAGAGGTGAGACTAGACTTACTAAGATATGCTTTTGATGCAGAACCATCACAGGATGCGTCTGGTATATTAGCAGGTCAACTAGAAGAACAGTTTTATATCTATCCAAGTAAACGTGATTTAGATGAATTGCGTAAACACATTGGTACATATACTAATCAAAATTGTATTGATATAGAACCTATATGGGTAAACTTTCAACGTGCAGATGATTGGCAACCTGTACATAATCACGCAGGTGAATTTAGTTTTGTAGTTTACGTAGATATTCCACCTGGAATGTATGATGAACCAGAGATAGCAGGTTCGATTGTGTTTACATATGGAGAACAGTTACCATACGCAAGGTGTCAGTATGGTCCAATCAAACCACAGGCAGGTGACATCTATATTTTTCCTGCTTGGTTAAAACATTATGTGTATCCCTACAAATCTACTGGACAAAGAGTGTCAGTTAGTGGTAATATAATAACAAGATTAAATTCATAATGAAATCATTGAAGACTCCTCTTAGGTATCCTGGTGGAAAGTCAAGAGTAGCACCAATGCTCGTGGATAAGATGCCACGTATGACAGAATACAGAGAACCTTTTCTTGGTGGTGGTTCTACTGCTATAGAATTTACAAAAAGATATAGAGACATACCTGTATGGGTAAATGACTTATATGTTCCTCTGTATAATTTTTGGACTATCTTACAAGAAGATCCTGATAATTTATCTGATGCTTTAATGGGGTTGAAGATCAATCACGATACTCCTGAGAAAGCAAGAGAACTATATCACGCAGCAAAGACTAGAGTTAATGACTCTGATATATTTTTGTCTGCTGTTTACTTCTGGGTAATGAATAAATGTTCTTACTCAGGTCTAACAGAGAACTCATCATTCTCACCACAGGCATCAGTACAAAATTTTACTAAGAAAGGTATTAAGAACTTACCTTACTATGGTGAACTGATTCAAGATTGGAAGATAACTAACTTAGATTATAATTCTTGTTTTGGTGGTGATGCTTTTCTTTTCTTAGATCCTCCATATGATATAAAAGATTTCTTATATGGTGGTAAAGGTGGAACAATGCACAAAGGTTTTGATCATAGACAATTTGCATATAACTGTGCAGAGACAACTAACAAATGGATGATCACATATAACATCAATGAAAACATTGAAGAACTATTCAAAAGTTATAATATAGAAAAATATTCTATTACGTATGGAATGCAACATAGAGAAGATAATACTAGAAAGAAAGAACTTTTAATTACTAACTATAGTATAAAATCACCATTGGAGGAGTTATTCGTTGATTGAGGTTATAGATGATTTTTTTCCTAGACGTTTAGTAAATGAAGCATACTACTATCTTGATTCCTATAACAACTGGGATCACCTAGCAGATTCTCCTGAGAACCAACACGCATATACTTTAGGTAAGTCATTTGATTATCCAAACTTTGAACCAATAGGTAATAAGTTTTTAGATCTTATAGATGTACCAGTAAAGAAATGTTTGTATAATTGTTTTAGACACGAAGACTGTCCTAAACCTCACGTTGACTCTCAAGTAGAACAGGGTGTAACATATCTGATATATGTCAATCCTGATTGGAACATTACTATGGGAGGAGAAACACTCTTTATAGATAATGAAACAGATGAGATTATAAAGTCAGTTCTTCCTAGACCAGGTAGAATGATTAAGTTTCAATCTATCATTCCACATATGGCAAGACCTCCTGTAAGGGATGCTTTCCCTAGACGATATAGTCTTGTCTTTCAAACACATCCAACAGATTCATTCTCTCTCGGAGATATATTATGAGCAAACGTGACGACTATCCTTTAAAGGATTATTTGAATAGTGTTAATCACACTAAAGAAAATTTATTAGAACGTGAAGGTGATTGGGATAAGAACTATCCTCCATTCATTGTAAACAAATGTCTTAGCGGTTTTATAGATACAGTTCTATATGCTAATGAAATGAATGCACACTTTAACTTAGATAAGGATCTACAATATTCCTTTTATCTAAATAGCCTTAGGAAGAAACGACGTTTCTCTCCTTGGGAAAGAAAGCAGATGATAAAAGACTTTGAACTCGTAAAGAGTTTCTTTAAATACTCTGATCAAAAGACCAAGGATGCGTTGAGGATTCTTACAAAGGATCAAATTGATTTGATAAAACTTAAAATGGATACAGGAGGCAAAAGATGACTGACGAGAACGTAGAAATCTCGTGGAGTCCTGAGCAAATGGTAGAGGTGACTTTACGTCAACCTGATGATTTCCTCAAGGTAAGAGAAACATTAACAAGAATTGGAGTTGCTTCTCGTAAAGAGAAAAAACTATTTCAGTCTTGTCACATTTTACATAAGAAGGGTAAGTATTACATAGTTCACTTTAAAGAACTATTTGCTCTTGATGGTAAGCACTCTAATCTAACAACTAACGATGTACAACGTAGGAATCGTATTACAAAGTTACTGTCTGATTGGGGTTTAGTAGTAATGGTAGATGAAAGTAGCGTCGAAGATATTGCACCTTTAAATCAAATCAAGGTTATTTCTTTCAGAGATAAGAAGGAGTGGATCTTAGAGTCTAAGTATAACATCGGTAAAAAGAAAACAACGGAGGAAACTTAATGTACGAAACGGATGAATTGGGAGAGGCGGTAAGAGAATTTGCTAAGAGGATTGAATTTGTATGTGCAGCAGAGATGGGTGGAAAGTTATCACAGGAAAAAGCATACGAGAGAATTAAAACTGAGTGGAAGTATCTTAAAAAATCTAGAAAGTTTTTGGTGTCTAAATAGGGTTAGTCACCCATATTGTAATGGCAGAAGTAAAGGAAAAACCTAAAGGTCCTCTAGGTAAATTTAAAGAACTTGCTGAGGATAAAGAGGAACAACTAGCATACCTAGCAACATTGATAAGAGTGATCGTTCTTATATGGTCCGCAGGAATTTTAACTTTGAACTACGTTAAAATACCAGGATATGATGCAGGAGAAAAGATAGATCCAACTTTCATAGCTTCGGTCTTCACAGGAACTTTAGCTACTTTTGGTGTCCAAACGGGAGGTAAGAAAAAGAAACCAGGTGATCCTGATAGCAGTGCTAACATATCTAAAAAAGATATGGAGTTTCTTATCGCTAAGGCATCAGAGACTGCTCCTGCTCAAACTATAAGGATAGAGTCAGGTCCTGTAAAAATTGTCCCCGATTCAAAATGAAATGGTTTAGTCTAGGTTTAGGTGCGTTGTTGGGTGTATCTCATATAGGGATGATTGGTATGATAGCATCTAGGAAATCTTATCCTGTCATACATCCACCTCTTATAGGTCCCTATACATCATACGTTGTATCTGCAAGTAAAGATGGATACAAGATGAGTTACGTTGGAAATGATCCAAAGACAATGTATAAGACAACTAAACTTGATGAGAAAGGTGGTTTCTTAGGATTAGCAAATGAGAAAACAGAGATAGTAGAAGAATATACAATGGATGGAGATTCACATATACAAAAATATCAAGGAGAAAACCCTGTTGCCAGTAACAAAAGCGAAGCGTGTATCGAAGCGGTTGGTGCTGCAAAAGGAACTGGAAGACTTGTCGGTACAAGCATTGGTGCTAGTGCTGCTCCTACTCTTAGTAGTATTCCCTTTGTGGGTTGGGTTGCAGCAGGTTGGGTAGCGATGTTTGGTGGCGACCAAGGTGCAGAGATTGGTGGTAATATGGCAGAGGACCTAAATAAAAATTGTTAGGAGAACATTATGTGGAAATTTTTTGAATGGGCGTGGAGTCTAGATTGGGGTGAAGGTTTTGCTTTACTCGCTTGTCTATTTGTATTCTGGTATGGAAAGAAATGGATAGACAGTAAGTTTGGTTCTATCAACCAGAAGCAAGCAAAACAACTCAAGAGAATAATTAGAGAAGCAATCGATGAGTCAGAGTTAATCAAATGATATTCTGGATTGGATTCTTTATAATGTTCTTCAACGAAGGATTCGTTATGATGCGTCACGTATCACCGTGGTTCGCAAAACAAAGAGAAAGAGTCATTAACAAATTGGGAGACAAAGTGTGGTATCGTCTTCACGGTACGTTAGATTACACTTGGATTGGACTTGTAACACTTGGTCTAATAGTAAACTCTAACAGATTACTACACATATCAGTACTAGCAATTTTTTGGATTGGTTCTTTCGTAATATTTTATTTACCGAGATGGAAAAGAAAAAGACGTTACTTAAATTTGAAAAACAATTTGGGAAAGGAGTAGATCCTTGGTATGCCAAGATGGAAAGATGGGCAAAGAAACAAAGGTTTCCTATCAATCATCTTTTACTAGGTCTTGTAGCATATCTTAAAGAAGAATGGATAGAGCAGAAGATAGAGAACACAATGGA